AAGGAACTGGCAGCTCAAGCGGATTTGGTACTATTTAATGCGGCCACTGTGTTGACCACTGGCCAGTCAGTGGTATTTGATATAGTAGCGTATCGTAGCAAAGGTGATGGGTTGGTCTACCAGAGAACATTTAGAGGTACTGCCGCTACTACGGGATCTGAGGTTGCCCCTTCAGATGCTAGCATAGAAGCAGCCCTAGAAGCTGATACTGCTTGGATGAGAATCAGCAGAACCACTGTTAATCGTACTGGTGACACTACTGTTACTCAGACTTATAACAACACTGTTAGAAATACATTGGTTCCTGGTACAGTTCATTATGGTACCAACCCCTACTAATAATGGCCTACATAACAGTGGCAGATCTCAGGTCGGAGTGTTTCTCTGAAACTGAATATCCAAATGATGCTCATTTGGAAGCTCGTATTAGAATTGCACAAGCTTTAATAGATCAGTTGACTAGGAGATTTTTTGAGGTAAAGACCGGGTATAAGCTATTACTTGACGGGAATGGGAGGAACAGATTATTCCTCCCTATACCTCCAAAAAATGATACCACTGCCATTGCATCTGTCAAGATTAACGATAACGTACTTCTCAGTACGGATTACAAGTATTATCTCAGGCAATCCCCAGATGACCGATTTAATCCTAAAATATACCTGACCAGTGGAAACTGGCCAGTAGGTAATCTAAACATAGAAATAATCGGGGATTTTGGATTTGTTGAAATGGATGGTACTCCCCCACCCCTAATAAAACACCTCTGTAAGTTACTTACTGTGTGGGAATTACCCTTGATGTCTGACAAATCAGCTAGTAGGGATTCTCAAATAATCGAGGAAGAACTTGGGGATTATCGCTATAAGTTGGGGGAAGTTTCAAAACGTGGGGGGGGATTTTTTGGGGATCAACAAATTGATAATATCTTGACTATGTACAAAAGAATCATAATTACCACTGTATGAGGATATTATGTGGACATAGCAAAACTGAATTCAACACTGACTATAAATGTGCAGTGGTGGGTATTAAGTGTGGTGGGATTACTTTTACTGGGGGGATTTTTTCTCACAAAGGCATTGGCCACTACATACTTGGACCAACTAACTGTTCAGGTATCAAAACATGCAACCCTTAGTACAGACTTCCAATCGGCCTATAAAGATATAGTGGATGTACGTAATCAAACTAAAATTGAGTTGATGTCTTCTATAAACGAAATAAAGGTTGATGTAGCTTCCATAAAATCAGGAAGTGGTGCCACTGAGATTATCCTGGAAGACATAAGGGATAGAATATCCAGATTGGAGGATAAGGTAGATGCAATTAGGTAAGGCAATTATAGCCACTATACTGACTGTAGTAATAATTGGTGCAGCACTTATAATGGGTTCTTCTCCATCCGATTATAAGCAGAGCTGGAATCCCGATATTAAATTGCAAGCCCCAAGTTCGGTATTTGGTGAATCCTCAGTTTCACTGGTATTTCAATCAAACAAATATCCCCGAGAAACTGTTGACTGGATAATAGGTTTTGGTGATAGACTAGAGGTTGATACTAAAAACCACAATCTCACTGATAGGTCAACACTGGTTCTTTTATCAGACGATTTACAAAATGCTTATATGGTACAATTCGTACAGCAACATACCCAATTATACAGGGCTGAGGATGTTGGTAAGGGTGAGATAAAATATGTGCCCATTAGTAATGATAATCTGTTTAGGGTAAGAATGTACCCCCTATTTCCCCGTAAGTTAGAAGCTACCCCCGATGATATAATTAAATTTTTAGACAAAAAATAATGCCATCACAATTTCTAAAAGATAGATATGCTGAATTTTCCAAAGAGATATCAGTGACTGACACAGTACAGTACATCCCCTTTAGTGGAACTTCTGTTGATGCATTAACTGGTGATGTTAATGAGAGTTCGGCATATTCAACTGGTGGAGTAACTTTGAATGCCAGAATAGAGTTTCAACCCAGTCAAGCCACACGAAATTTAGCAGGTCGTGAAGTAGATTTCGATGCCATGGTAAGATTATCTGATGATCAACTACAAGTTAAACTAATTACAGAAATTAAAATCGGAGATGCTTTTATTCTGCCAGATATGCCAGATAAAAGGTATGTAGTAAAGGTTATACCACGAAAGCAGGTTGGTAAGGGATTTATAGAACGAATGGTATTGGTAAGTCGGAAGGTAAGAAGTCGTGGTTAGTTCTACTCGTGGACCTTGGAATAGTACTATCAAACGAATAGGTAGTATGGAAAGTCTGCTACGTGATAACGTGGCAACAGCTCTACGTGTTAGTGCCTACGATTTGAAGAATAAGATGAAACAAAAAATAATGAAAGGAGATATAGGATGGGCTCCATTATCTCCTTTAACTATTGAACGTAAAGGCCACAGTAAAAAATTACAGGACAAAGGTGAATTAGTAAATGCCATAAAGGTTACTAAGGTTGGTAGATTTGCTTACTTCGTGGGATTGAGAAAAGATACTAAAAATAGATTTGGTGTATCATTGGATATGATTGGTAAGATTCAGGAATTTGGTAAGATAATAAAACCAAAGACGGGCAGAATGTTGGCCATACCTCTAACTAAGGAAGCCACTAGACTACAACATGTATTCGGTAGTGTTAGAAAGATTCCTGGATTATTTAAGTTAAAAGGTAAGAAGATCCTGGCCATGAAGGGTGGTAAAGGTGGACTCAAATTTATGTTTGTACTAATGAATAAGGTGAAAATAAAATCACGGTCCTTCGTGAGAAGTACAGCAAATAAAGAAATGCCAAAAATAAAACGAAGAATAGTAATGTCGACTGAATATGCGGTAAAGGGCAGAAGATATAATGGCTAGTAAAATAGAAGATATCTTCAGCACTAGTAAAGCTTTCTTCACGGCTCAGCTGAGTGGTGTAGAAGTTATGGTGGGATATCCCGATGAACGAGCTGATGTTCCCGAGGATGCTCCATATCCCATAGCTACACTTAATTGGTACGACACTACCTTTGATGCTGTAAGGAGGATAGGTGGAACACTTAAAAACATTATAGATCCAAATCCCCTTGCTGGTATATTAGAGGTACACCCATTAGCTATACCAACTAACTTTCATTTCCAATTAGACCTACTTACAGTTGATAGAAGACAGCACTGGGTGCTGGGTGAAAAGTTAAAAATTATCTTCGGGAGAAGGTGGACTAAACTAGTTTTACCCAATGCTGAAAACATATTTTTGATTGCCGAAGATGTAGTACCCCTGATGGGTCTAGAGGGATTATCCGTATATAGAACTACTTATAGTTACTACGTGCAAACTAAGATAGAAGATACTGAAAGTATACAAACGATATATAAGATACTATCTTTACATATTAGTAATGCTGGAGATGGATTAAGTGAAATAGAGGTTTCCTAATGAAGAATAAGATAAAAAACACATGTGGTTCATTCATAACAATAATCATAGACGATGTATCTACCACATTGCCTGCTGGTGGTTCTATAATCGTTGATGGTGGCCAACTTGATGAAATGATTATGGCATTGGTTAATAAGGGACTACTAACAGTAATTCCTGAGAGTATCCCCGTGGTTATAGAAGAGATTGTGGTTAAGAAGGAAAAAGTAAAACTTAATAGTCAGGAGTAAGTGCAGATGGCTAATCTTAATGTTGGTGTTAATATAATTGAAGGAATAGGAGCCTCTCCTATATCTGGTGTATCTACGGCTATCTCGGGATTGCTAGGTACATTCGAGCGTGGTCCCCTTCAGAAAGCTACGTTAGTTTCTAGCATGTCCCAGTTTGAGAGAATCTTTGGAAGTAGTCCCGCAGCGGGATCTACTAGTTGGTATTCTGTGAAGGCATTCTTCAAGAAAGTCGGAGCGTCTCCACTGTACATAGTACGAGTGGCCGGGGCTACGGCAGCTAAAGCATCTAGAACTTATAATGATAGTGGTGCTGCAGCTGCGGTGAAACTCGAAGCAAAAGATCAGGGAACTTGGGGTAATCAACTTTCAGCAGCAGTGGCTGAGTCTAATATATTAAGCACTAAACCATTTGCTAATATAAATTCTACAGCAACCACTGGTCAGTTAGTATCTGTAGAAGGGCTTGAAGTTGGATCTGACCTGAAGTTCTATAATGGAACTAACACCGAGTATCGTAGAATCACTGCCATAGAAAGTGCAACTAGGACTATAACCTGGGTCACTGGACTTACCAACTCTTATACTACCGCCAACGGTGTATTGACTTCTCAGGAGTTCTCAGTAGCATTATACGTAAATGGAATCTTGGAAAGCACCTTCACAGGTTTGGGTGTTAACTCGGCTACTAGTTTTTACGTGAACAAAAAACTAATCTCTGACTTTATCGTAGGTACTTTCATAAAGGTTACCCCGGTTAATAGTTATCTGGACTTGCCTGCACCATTGGCAGTATCAGCCTTTACATCTGGTGCTGATGGGCTATCGGATGTTTTGGCAGCTGGCTACTCTGGATCACAAGTAGCTAAGACAGGAGTCTACGCATTTGATGATGTAGACGGACTTTTCAGGTTCTGTTGCCCCAATCCCCTATTAACTGATGGAACACCTACTACTGCGTACGAAGCACTGGTACAAGCACTAATTGATTATGCTAATACAAGGGTCACCTGTATGTACTACGGAGATATACCAATTGCTTTGTCCGTTGCCAATGCTAAAGTGTTTGGAGACAAATTTACTGGCAGGCGGTTAGTATTCTTCTGGCCATGGTTGAAGGTGGTAGAATCGTCTTTGGATGTTTGGCTACCACCTTCTTCCTTCGTTATGGGTGTTGCGGTGGAAAAGGACTTCCGCCGTGGTGTCCATAAGAATCTTGGTAATGAAACCATCCCTTACACTATAGACACGGAGTACGCTTTGGCAATAGCTGAAAGTGAGTTGCTGAACAACGCGGGAATAAATCCGATAAGGAAATTTGTTGGGGAGGGTATTAAAACCTACGGTGGTAGGACCAAAGCTCCTAGCTCTACCACAGCCTGGAGATTCGTGCACTACTCAGAGCTCTGGAATTACATTGGGGAGAGTTTGAAACTAGCCCTATCAAATGTTATATTCGAGCCACACAATGTATCAACCTGGAAGTCAGTCATACGGAGAGTCACTGCATTCCTAAGCAACGAGCATAGACGGGGTGCACTGTTTGACGCTAGTGATCCTGTGGGGACTCCATATTCCATAGTGATGGACACTACCAACAATCCCCCAGATCAAGTTGCACTGGGTATTGCTAACCTCAAGGTTGAATATGTACCTGTGGGAACTATAGAGAAATTTGCTATTGATATTACAAGTTCACCAAGTGGATTAACGATAAACGACTAATAAACTATTAAGCATATCAGGAGAGATATACCATGCCAGTACCAAATGCTACTTATATTCCAAATGCTAAATTCCTATTAGAGATAGATGGTATCTCCATAGGTTCATTTGAGAAAGCTACACTTGGTGATTCTGAGTGGGCCATAATTTCTGGAAGGACTGGAGATTATGCACTACACAAGGTAACTTCATCGGGCTTAAAAACTGTGACTACACTAACTCTCGAGAAACACCTTCGTGATGGTGGACGAGATGAAGTTAACGAAATGCTTGAATGGCATAAGGGTGGTTCTAAGAATAGAAAAAGTGGATCACTAGTAATAGCCGACCGAGAAGATGTAGAACAAATACGATATAACTTCAATGATGGGTGGGTATCTAAAATAACTCCTCCCCCTATGGATGCTTCACAGGACAATAGTCCGTTGGTATTTATATTTGAAATATCTCTTGGTACCTATAGTGTGGCTTAATAATGCCTATCCTAAATCTGCCTTCGGATATAATCCAGAAGCTGAACTTCCTGGGTCTAGAGGCTTTGAAGTCTTTTCAGTTTGCTGTACAGTTAGACAAGAGTCACTTCGGTCACCAATATGTGGCGGGATTCGATAAAGTAATAGGTATAGGTGATGAAGTTGAAGTCCGGGATGTTACCGAGGGGGGGCATCCTGGTGTGTACAGGTTCCCCAGACGATCTAGAAGAAACAACATACAGTTAAAACGAGTAATGTCGTTCAACAGCGGTATGTGGGATTGGTTCGAGGAGGTAAGGGATTGGAAGAAAGGCAAGCCCAATTATTCTAGGACTTTATCTGTAGTAATGTTAGATCACATATCCACCAAACAACTTAGGGGTGAAATAATTCCTTTTGAGGTTTGGAGCTTCGATATAATAGAGGCCTTTCCTTCAAGTTGGCAGGGAGCTGAATTAGATGCTAATAACGATGAGTACGCCTATGAAACAATTACAATTCAACATGGAGGTATAACAAAAGCTAAAAGTTTAATAAGTGGAGACGTAGCTGATGTCGTATCTTTATTTCAACGCTAGTTTTAATCCAAGGAGGTTCGCTAATGTCAGAAGTCACTTTAACTACCACCACATTTGAATTACCCATTGGCTACACTGACGAGCATGGGGCTCGTCATACTACAGTGGTGATGCGTAAAGCCAAGAACAAAGATCTAATAAGAGTTCAGTCCGATACTCGAATAAAAGCTTTACTAGTCCAAAGAACTGGCAAGGTTGATCAACAGGACCCGATGATCGCTATGCGAACGGGTGCGGATATGGTAGAAATTTTTGGTGTATTATTTACACAGGTAATTGAGAGTATAGGCACTATAAACAAACCAACTAAAGCTATAATGGATGATTTATATCAAGAAGATATGACATTTATGATAGCTCAGTACTCTAAGTTTAACAACTCCAATGTAGAGAATGTTCTGGGGGAACTGGCCGGGCCAAGAATCGTGTCCTAACATGGGAAGATGTAAAACAATTTCCATACCCAATAGAATTACTTCGGAAAGAAATGGCATTCTTGGCCCTGATATTTAGATTTGGATATATGGATATGTTAGAAATGGAACATGGTGAATGTTTGAAGTTTGTAGAAATTGGCAAAGAACACCAAGAAAACTTAAAGCAAAGTATGAAGGTTCGTAAATAATAATGGGACTTTTTGACAACATAGGACTTAGCGTAGTTCTGGATATGACCGATAAAATGTCTGGCCAAGCTAAGCGTGCCTCACAGTCATTGAAGGGGATTCAAGATCAATCCAAAAGAACATCTAGTCGTGTGATTGAAGATACTGACCGTATGACTGCTGCGTTGAGTAGGTATGCCAGAGGATTTACAGTTGGATTGAAGTTAATGGCCGGCGGTACGGCTATGATAGCACCCATAGTTCTGATGGGTAAAGCGTTCACCGAAACGGAAAGAACATTTGCTGATGTGGTAGCAACATTGGTATCTTCGGGTGTACCACTAGAAAATGCTATAACCCGGGTAGCTAAACTAAAGCAGTTTACCATGGAAGTCGCTTCAGTATCGGGGACTCCACTTAAGGAAATGGAGGCTTCGATATATACACTGGTTTCTGCCTATGGTGAACTACCAGATCCGATAGATGCTTCTATGAAGTCCCTCAAATCTGTGCACGAACTATCGTTAGCGGGCAAGGGCACTATGAAAGATGCCGCCGATGCAATTACATCGGCCTTTCTAACATTTGGAAAAAAAGATCCAACTTTGGCCATGCTAGGCGATGCAGAGCGGGCGGAGAAGATTGCTAACATGTATGCTGCCGCTATCGGAGCATTTAAGACTGATCTTCCCTCTTTAATGTCAGCTATGCAATATGCCACACCAGCTGCCCTTACCCACGGAGTAAGTTTAGCTGAAACACTAACAGCTGTGTCTATGGCCCAGTCTCGGGGTATGAAGGGTACCATGGCGGGTACTGGTTTTGCAGCTTTCTTCCGGGGGCTGGCCAATACTGCTGATAGAGCTCAGCAGGCAATAGGTGGGGTTAATGTAAACCTAGACAAATTCATAGGGCTGGCTGAAGGTATGGACGCTGGTGGAGGAACTGGTGGAAGGCTAGCCAATAACCCATTAACCAAACTTTTTACCAGTGGTGCTGTGACTGATGCTGAAGGTATGGTAAGGCCAATAGTAGATTTGCTAAAACTATTCGAGCAAGCGGCTGGCAAGACAGGTAAAGAGTTAGCGAACACCCTAAATCAAAATGCAGATCTGCTGGGTATACTTCAAGATGAGGGTTCTAGGTTAATAGCTGTTTTAGCGGGAGAGACTGAGAACTATGAAAAATTATTGAAGATGGTGCAAGAGACTAACAAAGTTAGTGAAGCCGCTGATTATATAAATAAAGGATTGGGATCTCAACTTACTGCTGTAGCCAATAAGTTAATAATCATTGGTGAACAAATTTTTAAGGTAGTTCTACCAGCTACGTTGGAATGGTTAGAGTCGCTTAGAACTTTGACCGATAGACTAATGAGATTCATCAGTATGTACCCCGATGTAACTAAGTGGATAGTGTTCGGAAACTTAGCATTTGCATCGTTATTGTTATTATCTGGTGGAATTACGGTGGTTGTATTTACCATCAAAACAGCAGTAGAAGCATTTATTATAATTTTTAGTTGGATAGGAAAGGTAGTTTCCGCTGTAAGGTGGTTGGGTAACACAATCCCAGTTCTATACCTGAGATTGAAATTACTAGCTCTATGGCAAGCAATAGCCACAACTTCTACTTGGGCTTTTACCACGGCATTATTAGCTAATCCCATTACGTGGATTGTTATAGGTGTAGTCGCACTAATAGCCGCTATAGTGTTATTGATAAAGCATTGGGATTGGTTAAGGGAAAAAGTGGTTGGTACGATACTAAAGCTTAAGGCCGTATTACAAGGTGTTCCCGATTTGTTTTTCATAATGGCACCACCATTGTTAATTCTAAAACATTGGGATGCTATACATAGTGGAATAATGAAATTTGTAAATTGGATAGTTGAAACATTTGGCCCTATAATAAGCGCAGTAATAAATGTTTCAGTCATAGCCTTTGATAAATTTAGGGATTCATTGGTTTCAGTGTGGACTGGGATAAAGATGTTATTCAATAATATAATGGGATCAATAACTGAATCACCAGTATTTAAGGCAGCTATGAAAGCCATAGATTGGCTAATAGGAGCGGGTAGGGATATACTAGAATTTTTCGGATTTGACCTGGGCACTATAACTGATGCTATGGCTATGCCTACATCCGATTACGCCAAAGGGTATACTCCTTACGATCCCAACTCATTCATAGGTCCTACTACTAAATCAGATTACTCTACCCATAGAAGTAACATTAACATATATCCACCACCAGGAATGTCAACCGATGCCCTAGCTACTGATATAGCTGGTAGGTTAGGACCTAAGGGAGTGTTCTAATGTTATTCATACCCACCAGGGATTTAGATATAGAGATATATACCAATGCGACTATACAGAAGGGGCAATTATATAATCTAGACCTAGATCAATGGATTAACTTTCAATTTAATCCCACAGCATTTGAATGGGGTCGTGAAACTAAGTGGAGTGAACATAATTTTGTTGGTGGACTAAACGGGGGGGATTTACAATTTATAAATGTAGGCCCGAGAAAAGTAGACTTGGACTTATTATTCATAGCTGACCCCAGGGCTCCATTAGTGAACTACGAAGCCAACTTTAATATATTAGATGCAAACGGATTGGTAGACTTCCAGGCTGTAAAGGAAACCATAGAGGCCTGGGAAGAATTACTACCACAGCTATTAAGACCATCAAGAATTGCTATAGTAGTAGGACCCAATGTATTTGAGGGAGTTATATTAAATTCACAGATGAGAATAACAGAGTTCTTCGAAGATCTAACCCCGAAAGAAGCTATGCTAACAATTGGGTTTAGAGAATGGATTCCAGTATGACAAATGATTCATTTACAGAAATACAGGCCGGAGAAAGGGTTGATACTATTGCTAATAGAACCCTGGGTGATCCATATAAGTGGTCCGAGTTAGTCGCTACAAACCACTTCTTAGATATCTGGGCTCCCCAGCCTGGAGAAACGGTAGTTCTGCCAGATGTCAAACGCCGCTCCTAGTTGTTCCATAGTTATAAATGGACGTCCTCTAAGTGGGATAATCATGCAGAATATAATTAAACTTACTTACTCAGAAAGTATAAAAGATACGGCTAAGCTCTCGTTTGCTATAGGACACTATGAAGGATTTGATTTAACCTTCGAAGATGTCCGTGTTGGTAGTGGAGTTAAGTTATCCTTGGGCTATGGTGTTAATCTGATGGAGGTGTTTGCTGGTGAGATAGTTAGTGTACAACCTAATTACGAAGAAGAGGACACCAGTCTTAACATAGAAGTGCTCGATAGATCATACCTTCTAAAGAAGAAGCCCATACCAGTATTATTTACAGCAGATAAATTTCCAGACTTGAAGTCAGTGGCTGAACATATAGTGAGAAAACACGATCTTGATTTTGTACTAAACCCCCAAACTAAATTGCTTAACTATAAACTAACTGATGACCAGGGCATAGATCAAGGGGATGATACAGATTGGTCTATGCTAGATGACATGGCCAGGACTAATAATTACAAATTATTTGTAAGGGATAACACTGTATACATGGTAGACACAGACTTCTTAATAACTGAACAACTAGAAAAATTGATATTTGAGTACAGGCCATCAGAACCTGATGTCAATCTGGGTATAGTAATCCCCCTCAAAAAGTTTGATCCCCGCATTGGGGTAGAAGATCAACGTGAGGCAGCTCAACTAATATCCTGGACACCCGAGGGATCTAGTCCCATAACAGAAGATGAGGCTGCACTTCCTGACACTGAGGGTGAGGATGGTTATACTGATATAAAATTTAGGGCTACTACAGTAGAGACAATTAGAGTTAAAGGTAATATAAGAAATAAGGCCCAAGCTCAAGCACTTGTCGAAGCCGAGCTTCAGCGTAGAGCTGAAAACATAGTTACTGGTAGTGGCACAGTTCAGGGATTACCCACTTTGAAATTTGGCCAGATTCATATATTTAGAACTAATGGCCTTGGAGATATTTCTAGAAAATACTCAGGAACTTATCACATTACAGAGGTAACCCATGAAGTAACAATTGATGGTGGATTTGTTACTGGCTTCAGAGTTCGTAGAAATGGATTGGCCCCATGAAAATAAGAGGTATAGTTAAAGATGTCCTAGATCCCAAAAACTACGGAAGAATTAGGGTAGAGTTAATAAGGTACAATATAGAACAAAATATAACTCCGTGGTGCTGGCCATGTAGTCCATTTGCTGGACCTGGTTACGGATTTTATTGTTTGCCTGTGATAGGAGATGAAGTATATGTGGAAAAAACTGAAGATGGGGACTGGATCTTTGTGGGATTTTGCTGGACTAGTAGAAACCCTAAACCCACCGATGGAACGAAAGACGTTAGGTTATTACGAACCCCAGTTGGCCACCAGCTCAAGTTTGACGACAACGGTGACATACAAATACTTCACAGTAACACCAGCTTCGTGATTTTAAGGGCCAACGGAGATATAGAAATTATGTCTGAGAAAGATGTAAAGATAAATGACAATGGAACTGTGAGGTGTGTAAATACTAATTCTATATGTGCTTATACTGGAACGATACACCCCCAAGGTTCTAGAACCGTATTTACGGAGAAACCCTAAATGGCAATGGTACCACTATACATGGGCCGCGAAATGTGGCAAGCTTGGGAAAGTGTAGCACCCAATGAACAATCTGTGAACAAATTGGGTGATACTATGTATGACCACATGATGGAAATAGTAATGGATAAAGGTAGCAATCACGATGGAAGTCTCGGTCGGGCTAGAATGCGTAAAGTGGCAAAAGCTATGTTAGAGGAATTATATAATGGTCCAACTGGTCGTGAAAAGATGGTAGCGGTAGCTGGGGCTATAATAGACCATATAAAAGCATGGGCAGAAATAAAGCCACTAAGCACTACAGAAATTCCCACTGATGGACCAGCTCACATACATAGTACTGTTACTAATCAGGGACAAAGAAAAATAATATGAGCCACTTGACAAAAGGTATGAAATTTCCCCTAACCTTCAATGGTGGTAGGGTGGCTATATCCGAAGGAGAAAAACACCTACAAGAAGGTATAATCCAGATAATAGCTACTGGTAGAGGAGAGTATCTCCTAAAACCTGACTTTGGTTCTAATATACATAAACGGGTTTTTGATCCTGTAAATATAGGTGCATTGGCAAGACTAGATGTTAGGGATGCTATTAACAAATATGAATCTAGGGTAAAACTTGTAAGTGTATCAGCTAACTTAGACCAGTCTGATGCTGGGATAGTAAAGTTAGTCATAGGCTACACAGTTAAAGGACATGTAGAAAGTTCAAAATTTAGCTTTGCTTTAAGGTAAATTATAATGATACTAGTCCCAGATCTTACTAGAAAATTTCCCCTAGTAGAAGTACCCTACTTAGAGTTTGGTACTGATGACTTGTTTGAATTCATGCTTTCTGTGAAGCAAGCTAATTGCCCCGATTGGACTGATGAGTCTGCCAGTGACTTAGGCATACAACTGTTATGGATGTACGCAGTGCTATCTGGATTTATGGTTAAACACATGGAACGTGCCAAGAACAATTGTTTCGTAGGAACAGCCCAGGACCGAGAATCAATGAGAAGGATTACTGAGCTCATTGGTTATACACTGAGCGAGGCAAGTCCAGCTTCTGTGGAATTGAAGTTAACCCATACTGCGTCACATGGGGCATTCGTTATTCCGAAGGGGAATAGATTTTCTACTAAAACAGTCAGTGGAGTTGATGCTGTTATCTTCGAAACTATTCAGGATGAAAATGTGGGAGTGGATCAAGCTATAAGTTTAATAACTTGCCACCAAGGTACCACTACTAGTAATAAGGTTATAGGTTCATCGGATGGTACAGCTAACCAACGATTCCCATTAAATGCCAATAATATAATTTGGAAGTCGGAATCTATACAAGTATTTAGTGGAACTTGGCAAACTTGGACTAGAGTTGATAACTTCGTAGACTCTGGTACTTCAGATAAACATTATAGAATAGAGATAGTGGATGAAAACAAATACACTATACTATTTAGTGACGGAGTTATTGGAGTTATACCTACTACTGGAACCAACAATATAAGAGCTACATTTAGAATTGGGTTATCACAATTGGGCAATGTAGGCGCGACTACTATTACTCAGATGGTTGATGCCGTTCCTAATACGACTGCCGTAATAAATGAGAAGGCCGCTACAGGCGGTATCGGTAGGGAGTCACTAGATAGAGCCAGAATTTATTCTACAGCAAATGTAAGAACCTTAGATAGAGCAGTTACTTTACAAGATGTGGAAACTTTATCTAAGAGTTATACCTCAACCAATTACGGTGGTATTGCTCAGTGTAAAGCATTCAATGTTGGGCTGAGTGCCATACACGTAATGATTGTTCCCATGGCGGGTGGTTTACCTATAACTGGGCATAGGTCTGAGTTACAAGCTTACTTAGCTCAGCGTATGGTAATGGGTGCAATAGTTCAAGTAATAAATCCCAAATTTGTGCTAGTCGATATAACGGCAGACGTGGTATCACTACCAGGAACTAATGCGGGCCAGTTAGCAAATATCATAAGTGATAGATTAGTACAACTAATAACTCCGACATTTATAGACATAGAGACGGGTATATACCCCCATGAATTTGGAAGGGATATACGGATCTCTGATATATACGCAGTGATAGATAATACTAGTGGAGTAGACTACACTACAGTAACTGCACCAACCAGTAGTATCATAATCAATCAAAATGAAATAGCTGATGTAGGAACTATCACTATAAATGTTACTACTAATAATGGTGACTTTACTTATACCAACCTTAAAGATGATGTACTAAGAAGATTTCAAAAGAAAGTGGATCCCGCTAATTCATGAACGATGAACTATTGACAACTTACTATAAGCAAGACGCATTAAGGAAATTCTTGCCTTCTCCACATTGGAGTAATGCGTCTATGGATGAGTTCTTATACCCACCCACTTCCCTATATGAGTACATAAAACATTATGCTGGGGATATTAAATCACTAGCTAAGTGGGATCAGGTTCCTGAGAAGTTTCTAGATCATATAGCCTCCAACTTCGATTTTGAGCTACTTGGTATGCCTTATGCAACAGTCTCGGAGAGAAGGAAGTTAATACGTGATGTTATATATATCTATAGAAGAAAAGGGGCTAAGACTGCTATAGAGCAATTAGTAACTGATCTGGGGTTCGGATATTCTTGGACAGACCCAGCTGGATTATTCTTTCCCTTTATAGCTAACCAACACAAATCCTACAACCTAGAGGACATTTGGATATCTAGATATTCTAATGATTTTGCAACATCTATACAAGATTGGGATCAACTCAATATAGGAGCTTGGTGGAGATTAGATAATGGTCGACTTCGTGTAAAAGCTGATGGAACTGATAGCTACACTAATGCCATGACCATAGCAGAAAGTTACGGTCCTACTTCAGTACTTTCTGTAGATTTTTACTACGAGATATTATCTACTGGTGGTGCAGGATTTCTGGGCTTCTTCGTTTGGACTAATATAAACACTTGGTGGAGAATAGGTATAAATATAAATGGTAGCGCATATATAACCAGACAAGGTGATAGTGGTGGTGGAGTAGTAACAACAAACATATTACAAATTGATAACATACTATCTACTAGTGAGTACCTAACTGGACAACATAGAATAAGGATGTTATTAAACTTAGGTACTAGTGCTGGTACCCTTCTAGCCTTCTCTATAGATGATAAAAATCTAATTTACAACCACCCCATAGCCACTGAGTATCCCTCAGGCCTTTGGACTAAACGTGGACTATTCGCAATAAATAATTATGATGTAGCTTTTGATTCATTCTTGATTCAATCTATAAATCAACAACAGACTGCTAGAACCTTCGAGGCAAATCCCATTAAACTAAATTATGTTTTAACGCTGACGGGCAATCCCTACAAAAAGACTAATAAGGTAGACTTCATAAAGGAGATCATAGGTAACTATGTTCCTTTTAACACTAAAGTATCGGTGGTAAGTTAAATGGCAAATATAACTAGAAATACATTTTTAGCATCTAAAGGCGTACTTCGTAAAGTTCTACAGAAGGGTGTCTATGTTTTAGACTCTGACTGGAACGAACAAATGGATGTGCTACTTGATGAAATACAGAAGGGCTTGGGACTAACCTTCAACAATAGCTCTTACAGAATTGGTGATGGGTTCAAGTTGGTTGGAACTGGTATAGCTAATCAAATAACAGCTAAAGCGGGATGGGGTGTATTCAAATTATCCGATGGTAGGTGTATAGCCCTTAATAATACTTCTGACTTAGCTATTACAGGGTTCTCTACTGCTACCACTACACTAAAAGTTGATTATGTTTATATAGACATATTCATAGATGAGATAAATTCATCAGAAGATGCAAACATTGTTAACCCCGATGTTGGCTCAGAAACTTGTGTAGATAAAAGGGTATCTTGGTCAATAGGAGTATCCCAAGAGGCTGTACCCAGTGCTCCTGCTACCAATCACTACCGTGTTACATTAGGCACGGCAGATATTATTGACAATGTTTGGATTGATGCTTGGAAGGTCCAAAACTTTCTCAAGGACTGGAATCAAATAGTCGGGGATATTCAATCAGGCAACCTACTTAAAAATACAAGGTTTAATATATGGGATGCAACAAACAACATTGCGAAATTCTGGCCCAAGAGTAGTGGTTCAGTTGGTAATATCATTATTAGTACCCAAGGAACTTACACTAAGTTTGGTGGTAGTTCTGCACTATGTACTGGTGGTGGTGTCGGTGGTGGTTATGATGCACAACAGATACTAGATGAAGAACTCTCGAGAAGATTACGTGGTAAGAAAATTAAGGTTGGTATATGGGTAGCTGGTAGTGCCCATGGAAGTGAATCAGTTACACTGTCTATAAATGATGGGACTACTAGTGATTTCGTAGTTAAACCATTTGGACATTTAGCTGCTGGAACATTTACACTGATAGAAGTACAACACATCGTAAGTAACACTGCTACTGCTATAACCATAAACATAGCTGCAGGATTAGCTGTAGGAACTTATAGTTGGTACCTAGATGCAGCTTATTCATTCGCAGGTGAGGTACCAGATAGAACTTGGGAACCTAGTTTCTGGGATTTGAACAATCCCACAGAGAAGAAAATAGATGATCTAGTTGCAGATGATGCAGTTATACTATATACTAGCCAAGCTGAATCATTCACTGCTGCTGACGCAGTGTCACTTACTGATGCCACTAAGCGACATACTGTAACGGACTCGGCTGGGGCTGGAACTGCAAGAATAATGGTTAGAATCCCGTACGCACATTTTAAGTCTTTTAAGAAATTAGGTGTAGCTGCTTATTTACTTGCAACTGCGGGAACGGGTACTGTAAGACTTAAAATACAGCTAAGGACTAATGATGGTTCCATAGAAAGGGGTAATGCAGAGACCACACCAATAAATGCTGTTTTCTCTGGAGCATCATATTATGTTAAAATGGATTGCTCTACAGAAGTAGCTGAATATGCACTAAACCGTGAAATATGGATAACTATGACAGCTACAGGAACTAGCTACACTGTTGTGGCTAGCCACATAGTTATCTACGCATTAAAGGCATAATATGGCAGAATTTGAAAAAGCATACAAGATAACAGCAGGATTTGAGGGTGGCTATGTTAATGATCCCGATGACCTGGGAGGTGAAACCTACAAAGGTATTTCTAGGGTGTACAACCCCAGTTGGCTAGGTTGGTTGATAATTGATAGCTATGATAAGAAACATGTTATGTTGCCACAGATACTAGATAAGGATATGAATCTAAATGATAAAGTTAAGTCATTCTACAAAGCCAAGTACTGGGATAGTTTCCTTGGTGATCACATACATAATCAACCTTTAGCCAATACCATGTTTGACATAAGTGTTAATATGGGAACAAGTAGAGCTATACTTTTTTTACAAAAGGCATTAAATTTTCTAAATAGAAACCAGCAACTTTACCCCGACCTGGTGGAAGATGGTAACATCGGATCTAAAACATTAGACTCCCTAGATAAATATCTAATCCATAGTGATCCCATATACTTATTAAAAACTATCAACATATTAAGGGGCATGCATTACCTAGAATTTATGAAGAAGAGTTTAATACAAGAAAAATATGCCCGTGGTTGGTTAAGTAGGTTAATAATTTAATGGCATTTGGATTTGTAAAGAAAATCGGGAAGGGCATAGTCAAAGGTGTTGGGGCAGTTGGTAAGGTTGGAGTTAAAGCTGTAAAGATAATTCCAAAGCCAATAAGAAACTTAGCATACGAAACCATTGTTCCTGCTCCTATAAGGAAAGTAGTTAGTAAGGCCGTAAAGGCTGTAGAAAAAATTCCAGTAGTGAAAACCATAGTATCTAAACTAGTTAACAAAGGAGTACAGATGAACTCAGCAGAAAAAGTTATTCGGGAACTGGTAGAGTTGACCGAAGCTGCCAAGGGTGGAGGGGCTGCTTTACTACCAGCCCTTCTAGAAACGGTAATGGCATTGAGTAGTGCCTACCAAGATCTTAATGATCTAACCCCAGCAGAACGGGTCCACATGTTTAGTGAAGCGCTAGACAATCTTATCGGAGAAGAAGATAATGCCTTAATTGGTCCAGGCAAGAAGGTAAATCTAACAATACCATTTGTTAGTACTGAGACATTATCCGATTTGATAATTGAAGGTGCATCAAAAGCCTTAGAAGCTAAGTGGACAACTACTACCACTTAGTTCTACCAAGCTTGTTCTGGACTAAGGTTCGGAACGAGTAGCGTACTTTTCCTTGGACGGTGGAGGTTCGGTCTCCCGGATCTCCACTTTTTAGTATGGTTACTGTAACTGGTACTATTCCCTCAAATCTACTAGCCAATTCAAAAGCATCATCTTTAGCATCAGCATCTAGCATTATTTCAATAGATTTCGGATTAGCCATTATGATTTTGGAAATTTGCATATCACTTGCGTGTTTGCCGAGCAAAGCAGCAGCTCTTCTTCCTGTCGCGTAAACATCATAAACCCCTTCAACAATAGTAACACCCCCACATTCCCTGACCGCGGAGTCCAAATTGAATACGAGTTCTGAAGCACCAAGTCCCCATTCGGATAATGGTGGGTTCCTATACTTTGTCCCTGGCCCAATAAACTTCCTGGAGACAAAATAGCGTAGCCTCCCAAATTCTCTAATTGGGGAGATGATATAACCTGTATATTCATCTCTGGTAGAAATACCAAGCTCCCAATATCGTGTATCTTCTTCATTTAGTCCTCTTTTCTTTAAGTAAGATTTCGCTAGACGACCCAAGACGTCCGATTGAGATACGTCCCCCAGTCGGACATAGCCAGGTATATCTTGCTTCGACTCAGGTAACGGCAGGTGCACCTTGGGTACCCTAGGAGTACGAACTGAGCCGTATTTTTGAACAATTCGGAAAGATTCGGCCAAAGTAACCGATTCCACATCACAAACGAAGCCTAAAAGGGATTTAGTGTAATTACACTTCCAACAGTGACACACGCCTTTTGTAAGGCTGACTGAAAATCGTTTCTTATCAGCACCACACAGTGGACAGTCAAAACGCCAGTTGGCATTTCTATACTCAGCCTTAAACCTATTAACTAAGTAACCTGATATATCAGCTGGTTTCCCCACTGTTACTCCTGTGTTATGTTGATTTGTAATTTATAAAGAACATTGGACATGTGATACACTAGTTTTACGTCATGTAAATTTTCTAGTAAATCCTTTATTGTATTTATCCCTTCCTTTCTTCTGATTTGGTCTAACCCAATTATAAATGCAATTTGTCTTTTGGTTAAATTATCAGTATGGTTTAATGATTCCTTACTCATTTTCATAATGAGTGGGTGATTAAGAATCTCGTCATTAGTAATCTCAGTACTATAACTTATAAGGGATTTAGTTGTTTCTGGTAAGGCTACCATATTTATTCCTCCTGTATTCTTAGTTCTTTAATTCTCATCCTATCATAATCAATACTTATATAACAGGTACCACCTCCTTCTCCCTCCCTATTTGCTGCACCAAATAACCTAGCTCGAGAAGGCTTCATAGCAAATTCCTCTGGAGTTTGGCATATAGCTACAGCAGCATCTACTATGGCTATCTTTTCAAAAGCCTCGGCAATGTCATCTTTTTGAATAACCTTTTTACCAACAGCTTTACGATTGACTTGAGATCCAGTCCATACAGCTATGTTCTTCTCTTGGGCTATAGCTCTCATATCAGCTCCTATTGTAGCTAACTGGTGCCTATATTCACCGTATTTATCATTGGATTTCAATAGATCCCAATAATCTATAATCACCATATCTGCCTTAAATCCCTCAGATTCTAACAGGTTTAAGTGACTATATATACTCTCTACTGATACGGTTCGCATGGGGAAACCCTTAACAATAACCCCAGAACCGATAGATTCTATTCTTCTTAAGGCCTTATCTAACTTATCTTGAGAGTCTAATATACCCTTTCTATCTAGCCCTGAGATTCGTCTTTCTATTCTTAATGCATATTTATCTTCAGATACTTCAAGGGTAAATACGACTACCTTCTTTCGTTGACCTAGTGCGGCAGCAACGAAGTTAACAAATGTTCCAGTCTTAAATCCTTTAGGTGCAGCCATTATTAAACCTAATTCCCCACGGTCTAATCCACCAAGTAACATTTGGTCTAATCGTTTAAGCCCTGTGGATATTCTATTATATTCTAGGCCATGTTTAAGTCTTTCTAGGTATCTTTCTTTTCTATCACTAATAAGGTTAGTCCCCAACTTCCTTACATTAACTCCGACCCCAAGTGCCTTGTTTATAATAGACCTTATCTGACTACGGTTTTCATAATTGTCCATCAGATCTGTACTATCCAATACAGCTTCTTTCATGGCACTATACTGAGCAAATTCTACCATTTGATCTTCAACCAGCTTCTTATTCCGAAGTTCAATTCTAAATAATTGCTTGGCTTGTTTAATTTCATCTGGCTTTAACTGACCCAGACAGAATGCTAAGAATGCAGCCCTAGTTGGAGAATCAGCGTACTTCTTATGGTATTCCAGAGATAGTGATACAATCTTCTTTATTGAAGGGCTGGTAAAGTATTCAGGGTGAATTACTCCCCTGATTGTAGAAACTGTAGCATGATCTCTAACTATTAAAGCAGCTATCATTTCTTGAAAATCAGAATCGAATTGATAAGCCGACATTTCTTGTATTGGCAATTAACCTCCGTGTTTCGTATAGTATTAAAAAGAATATCTCTACGATTTGGGTTCTAGTGGAATACTTCCGAGCATATATGCTAACTTGGCTACGCATACCTGAGAAGGGACCATCTTTCAACTAACAAAACAACTATGGCAAAACTTTTCTATATAATACCGTGCACGCGCACAGGAATAGTATTACATACTATATCGCACGCGTAGCGGTGCTAGAGACTTAGTAGTATTTGTTGTTATGTAGTATAGCCACTAAAGTGGCTAAGGAGTAGTTGGGAGCGAGCTCCCAGCCTACTCCAGCTTATTTTTAGTTTTTTATCAGAGAAAGTATTTATTAACTGTGCAATGAATATAACAAAAAGAAAGCTCATACTCATAGCTAGGGACTTAGGCATATCTCGTAGTGTAGCGAAAGAGCTTTATCTAAAATTGAAATCTCATAAAGAGTTAACAACTACTCCTCCCAAGAGTAAACCAACATTAAGTGCCATACTTAATTCTAACTCTAAACACTTTGATAACACACCAGAGCTTACTGATAAATTAGCTTTATTGTTGTTCTTTCACTTTAGAAAATCTAATCCGATGGCTAAACGAGTAAATAACTCGGATAGAAAATGGGTACAACTAGTTCAAGTTAAAAGATGTGTAGAAGCTGTCAGTGGTAAAAATATATTAGAGTTTGGTAAATTAGCAAATTCACTAATTCAGGAAGCTGACCGATTAGCTAAAAACTCAGGACGCCCGTTATACTTATCTAGTCTCTTCTATCAGGCCGATGAACTAATCCAGAAATTATCTGAAGGCAAGGGATTAGTAGTTAGTGTTCGTGAAAGAAAAGTATGGAGAGCTTATAGAAAAAGAAGGAAGATTGTAACAGGAGTATCACTTCCCCAAAAGATAGATCCTCATTCTGGTGAATATCCCTTAGTAAAACAAATAGCTAAGATGATTAAGAGATACAAGATTTCTTCAAATCAATTTATGAACATACACTTCGAAGCCTTTAAGACATTCAATAGTTTTCCCAGACTAAAAGACTTGATAACATCAAAAGCCATAGATAGGTTAGAGCAGGGATTGCTTAAACATAAACCATCGGAGACGATGACTAATGAAGAAAAACTTTACTGGAAACAAATCAATAAAAGTAAAAATACTTAACAATCGTGTAGCTAGGATATCTGGTGATAGTGATAGCGTAATGGCTATTGATAAACTATTAACTTGCAAAGATCCATCTGCCAGATTTACCAAAGCTTTTCGTATGGGTTACTGGGATGGTAATATAAGATTTCTTACTGATGACCGTAGGTTTTCTGTAGGACTTATTGGTGAGGTAAATACATATTGTGTAAAAAATTCTGTAGAGTTTAGCATACTAGACGAAAGAAAAGATGCACCAGTACCAGGAACCATCCCAACTAAAATCGGTAAGTTAGAACTTAGGGATTACCAATATGACATAGTTAAAGCAGCTTTATATAGAAAAGTTGGTGAAACTGATGTAAGATTTCCTCGAGGAATAATTAGTGCTGCCACTAATGCTGGTAAGAGTTTAATAGCTGCAGCTATATTTAAGTCTTTAAGGTTGGCTAATAAACCTATACAATGTCTATACTTATGCCATAAGGTAGAGATATTCGACCAAGTGGTCAGTTGGTTTAAGGAATACTTCGATGATGAAGTCATAGGAGTATATAATTCTAAGCAATCTTCCATAAAACCAATTACTGTGGCTATGATAACAACCCTGCATGCTAGAAGAAACACTGAAGTAGTTAAAGAAATACTTGAGAATTTTGGTTGTATAATGGTAGATGAAGCACATCGGGCTTCAGCTGATTCTTGGGCTGAAGTAATTCATAGCTCTAAGGCCTATTACAAATTTGGATTGTCAGGAACGGCCATGAAGATGGAACCCCATAGGAATATGCGTTTAATAGGACTATTTGGACCAATTCTAGGTTCTATCACAAACAAGGACTTGGTAGATCAAGGTTATTCGGCTAGTCCCGAAATAAGATTCTGTGAGTATGCTAATGAAGATTTAATGAGTGATCCCCAAATACATAGTTGGAGTGGGGAAATAAGGTCTAATATAATTCGAGTTAATCGTGTAAAAGGTTCACCACCAGTAGATAGACTATTGGTGGAAAGAATGGACTACAAGATAAGGGAATTATCTAGGAAATTATATACCAGGGCCTACTTCATGGGTATATGCTTATCAGTTAATAGGGCTGAGCGAATGGTAGATATAATACGTGAGAACAAAGGATTACAAGTGTTGATAGTTGTTAACAAAATAAAGCATGGCTTATTTCTACAGGAGGTTCTTGCTAAAAATAAAATAGATTCGGAATTTGTTTGTGGGCAAGATACTGACATCCGTAGAATAAAAATCCGTAAAGACTTTATTAGTGGAAGTATAAAAATCTTGATCGCTACTATGATATATAAGGAGGGAATAGATGTTCCATCAATTGATGTGTTGGTTAATGCAATGGGTGAGAAGGCTCCCGTATCTATACTACAGATCTTTGGTAGGGGTTTACGTAAAAGACCGGGGAAGAAAACGGTACCTGTATATGACTTCTACGATAAGAGTTACAAGACCTTAGAAGAACATTCTGCGTTGAGAATGAGCATATATAAAGATGAGGGATTTAATCCTAAACTAGTTTCTAGTTGATAGAATATATTACTATTGATGAATCTTATATATCTATTAACCTATTAAGTGGAGGTGAAAACATGTCTATGAAGAAAAAGAAATCTTCAAAGCCAGGTAAAGTAGTTCCCACAAAGGCTTCTAAGTCGAAGGTCAAAAAAGAACGTGGACCTTCTAGGAAGGCTTTTATTATGGAACTAATCAAAGGTGCTGGTCGCAAGGGAATTTCTAAGGAAGCCTTAGTTGCCCAAACTGATAAGCAGTTCGGATATTCAGGTGAATCCTCATCTCGTATGCGAGTTAGCAATACTGTCAGGGACGCACTAGCATCTAAACATATTGTTGTCAATGAAGATGGCGTCATCACTGCAAGGGCGTGATAAATTCGCTCGAGTTGTACAATTGATAGAGTGGGGTTACAACGCTCCACTCTATCATAAAATTGCATGTAAAGATACTATAGTCAAATACATGAAACATGGAAGTGTTAAACAGGAAGTACTAAAGGCTGACCCCATCCAAGTTATAATTGAAATTATGTTGCATCATCAGTATGACAGAGTTTCAATTAGATTTCCTGGTAGCCTGGGTAAACCATCTAACAATATGATAAATGTAACAATAGAAGAAGTTATGTGTCACTATCATTGGTTTCAGGAAGTGGACTGGGTAATGGTATCTGAAGGTATGCCAATAGCTGCTGTTTCTGGTTGTATTGAACTACATAGTGATGGTAGCTTCATCTTGGAGGCTGTATATGGTAAACCTGTTAGGGTACTTACTCACGGAAAACAAAATCCTGATGTACGTATATGGTCTAACTTGGATAGTGATAGGTGGAGATATTGTAGTGATAGTAATATGGGTAGAGTTATTGATCTGGTTAGAACTACAGGACCTCTTTCAGATATTATCTATGAATTTAGTGTTTTTCCTTTTAAGCTAGGTAGCAACCACAAAAATATATTATTTTGGGAATATGAGGAGTTAAATTATGGACAGTCGAAATGTTACCCAGGATTTCCCTACACCAGCTCCTGGGGATGTGTTGAAAGCAATTTTCTACCGACAATATGAGTTGTCTCGAAAGTATATCGAAATAGAGGGGATGCCATTAGATCCTTGGAATATCCACAGCAAGGAACACCAAATATGGATTAAAGACTATATGTGGAGAATTGTAGAAGAGCTTATGGAGTCTGCAGAATACTTTAATTCTGGCCGTAGGGAACAAGAAGCATTATTCTACGAGGAGATCTCTGATGCTTTACATTTCTTCGTAGAACCCATGGTCATGTTAAAGTATGACGTTCGTGAAGTAGAAGGCTGTATAATGGCTATAGGTCAATTGGAAGGAAGTAAAGGTTGGTATAGTGTTCTGGAGCAAAAGACTTTTAAGCCGACTGAATTTCACCTAGATTTTGCTAATTGTTTATACCTAATAGTGCTCAATCTAGGACTAGCAGGTAACTGCCTGAAGAATAAGAAATGGAAACAAACTGAAGTGATGACAGATATAAATGCATTTAAGGGAAGATATTATAATGCTTTTTATCACTTCTTGCTGCTATGTAGATTATTGGGGATGTCACTTGATGACTTATACTTAGTCTACATGAAGAAGAGTGTTGTTAATAAGTTCCGTCAAGAAAGTAAGTATTGAAATGTTTGATATAACGGCTAAAAATTTTGATGATGCATGGTTTAAGGTTAATCAAAAGTTTCTTGGAGCGGACGGGGATAGGCCTGAGGATGCTTGTAGGGCAATGATGTGTTATTCATTCAATAACCTTATAATGATTAACAGTAGGCCCAAAATAACCCTTGATCCAGGTATGATACTTGGATATAAGAAGCAGAAATGGAGTGGATTACTACGGACTTATATGGACTGGGAACAATATGATTATCTCTATAAGTCCTTTCACACTAGGTTCAAAAAATCTGGTGATCACTCAATACCATTGGGGTATTCTTTTAAGCCATCACATAAAATGAATGGTAGTTGTTTAATTGGATTAACATTCCTAGTGGACAAGAATAAGAACAAAGTAAGTGTTAATATACATACACGAGTGGCTGAGGTTACTAGACGTATGATGTTTGACTACATACTATTCTATAAATTCTTTAAGAGATTATTTAAGGGGACTCCAGTATGGGATATGTACGAATGGGATATGAAATTATTTTACCAAATGTCATACCAGTCAGCCATGTTTGTTCCTGTACTGCACACTACATTCGACTTTGCCAAAATGGGTATTTCTACAACTGGCAGACAAAAGAGTGGATTTATTGGTAGGATTGAACGTGAGCTAGAAGTTTGTATGAAGAAGGAATCTCGAGGATCTGGATTTGCTCAGATGGCTGCCATCAGGGCGATGATAGCTGCTGATATGAATGGTGTACCGCGTAAATCAGTAACAATTAAATCATTCACATTCGCTCCAGGGGGTAAAAAACTATGACTAAGTTTAATTGGGTTGATACTGGTCAGGAATGTTTAAGGTATAGTAAGGTGCGGGCTAGGTATTTGTACAGGGACAATAAAATTGGTGCTACTAAGAAGATAGTTGTTTACCGTAATGGACAGATGCAAACTATCTACAGGTTAGATGGTTCTAAGGAATGGTTGCCTAGTGAACAAGCGCTTATTGCACTGATTGGTAAAAGCAAATGAAAATTGGTATATTCTCAGATTTACATCTACACAAACATTCTATGTTTGGTGGTGCAGATGGGAAGCGTCGACTTAGTGATGGACTCAAAGTACTTAAATACATCATTGAATTTTTTGCCAAGGAAAGGTGCGATGCAGTTGCCTTTTTAGGTGACTGGTTTCACATCAGAAGGCTCATTGATGTAGAAGTTTATGATGAGACCAGGAAACTACTGAAGACGCTTCCCCTTAATAAATTCAAATACCTTTGGGCGCTAACAGGTAATCACGACTGGTATGGACCCGATTCTAACTCGGCTAGTATAAAAATGCTAGAAGAATTTGGATTTACTGTGGTGACTAAATCATATCTTGCACTTGATAAAGGACTAGATTTATTGTTTCTGCCTTGGATGTCTAGTCGTGACTTGGAGATGCAATTAAATAAGTGTAAAGAAATAGTATACAGGGATAGGTTACTATTTTTGCATGCCACTCCTGTTGGCTCTTCTAGTGCTACTGGACACGTGTTCGGAAATGGGATTAATCTGGCTGAACACTCAGATAAGTTTAGTTTCATATTTTGTGGTGATATTCATAAAATGCAGGTGATAGAGCCTAATATAATAATATGTGGTTCTCCGATGCATCATAACTTCGGAGATGCTGACCAGGACCGAGGGGTTTGGATATATGATAGTAATGCTACAGAGCCAGTAACTTTTCATTCACTAAAGGGACAATTTCCAGAGTTTATAATAGTGGACAATCCCAAGCATATAGATGATAAGCATTACTACCGTATAACTACTAGTGACCCAAAGAACTTTATAGACAAAGACAATGTTAAAGTCATAGGTACTAAAACTACTAAACTTAAGAAGAGGGTTGACATAGATGTAGCCACTTCACCAGATAAAATGATTGAGAAATATGCGGAACGATTTGGTGGGGGATTAGACATAACTGAACTGATTGACTTGGGAAAAAGGATGCTGCATGAAGCTTAAAAATATATCAATAAGAAACTTCATGTCTTTTAGGGAAGCTAACCTGGATCTCTCCAGTGAAGGGATGTTTCTGGTTGATGGTATAATTAAAGGCTCGGAGGCGTTTGGAAGTAATGGAGCAGGTAAGTCAACTATATTCGAAGCTGTGACTTGGTGTTTATTTGGTAAAACAATAAGAGGTTTATCTGGCAACGAAGTTGTAAATAACAAAGTCCATAAAAATTGCAAAGTCAAATTAAGGTTTAATCACGCGGGAAAAGAACACGTAGTTATAAGGCATAGAAATCACAGTAAACATGGAAATGTACTACTTATAGATGGAAGTGCACAAGCTAGCATTGATGCCACTCAAGATATTATCAATAGTTTAATCGGTATAAATTTCAAGTCGTTTACTAATTCTGTTATATTCGGCCAAGGAAATATAGATAGGTTCTCCTCTTCAACTGATAGTGTCAGGAAGCAAGTACTGGAGGAGTTACTGGACCTGGATTATATTCCTGTGGCACAGGACAAGGCTAAATCTTTATTACATGATGTGCTACTTACCGAAAATGAAGTAATCAATGGAATTAATCGTACTGAGGACAGCCTTGCGCATATTAGTGATTATATGGATGAGGCGGATAAACAGTCTAAAGCGTTTAATAAAACTAAGCTGAAGTCTGTACGGGATAAATTGATAGTTCTACGTGACATGGAGTCACAACTTAGGGAAATTGAAACTATTATAATGCCACATATAGATGAGAGGGAAGTTGAAAGATTAACTAAACTTAGGGACGTAAAACTACGGCATTGGAATAAGTGTGTAGATGTTTTGATTGATATGCCAGATGTTAGTATTGAGGCTACGGAGCTTACTATAGCTATTAACAACCTAGAAGCTGAGGTAGTCGAATTTAAGATAAAGATAACTGACTATCACAACCAGGACGGAAATAAAGAATGCAGTTTATGTGGTCAAGTTATAACTAATAAGCATATAAATAAGGAATGTGCTTACTTGAGCGAACAAATTACAAATAGAACTAATTCAATACACGAGACTCGGATTAAACTTAAGTATCTACTTAAACAAGTAGCCAACCGTAAGGCAACCGAGGAAAACTGCGAACAAATAGAGCGTATCTACCTAAAAGCTGAAGATGAATTAAAGGAAGCAAAACATCAAAGAGAACTTAGACAGGAACGAATAGATAGAATGTTAGATTTAGAGCGTAGAACTATTACGGGTAGTATGGAGGTTATTACTGCTTGTACCATCCAGAATTATACTCCCGACATTAAACACTATGATGACATGATAAAATTGCAAACCCAAAAACTTCGGTGTATGCACGAGCATATAGACGACCTTGACATGAAAAAAGAGTACGTGCAATTTTGGGTGGATGGATTTTCCAACAAGGGAATCAAAGCTGACATCATAGATTCTGTGATACCTTATCTAAATGAAAGAGTTGGTAGGTATGCTGACATACTCACTGATGGAGAAATAGAAGTAAGTTTTGAGAATGTAAAGCGACTAAAATCGGGTGAACTCCGAGATGCCCTTGAGATTTCCTGTGGAAGAAGGAGTGGGGGAACTACCTATAAGGGAATATCGGAAGGTGAGAAGAAACGAGTAGACTTATGTCAAGCTTTGGCTCTTAGGGATTTAGTTGCTTCTCGCGGTAGTCAGTCTCTAGAATTTATGTTTTTGGATGAATGCTTCGAAGCATTAGATAGTATAGGGGTTGATCGTGTAGTGACATTATTAGAGGAATTGCACAAGAAATGTAAATGTATTTATGTTAGTACTCATATCTCTGAGTTGAAGGGGAATTTCGATGATAGCATTACAGTAATCAACGAGAAAGGAATATCTAGCATTGTCTAAAGGGAGTAAGAATCAGGCAAACTTGGCTAAGTTGTTTACAGCTTGGACGGGTTGGGAATTTCATAGCGTACCTCGTTCAGGGGGATTACGTTGGGGCAGGGATATGCGAGTTATTGGGGATTTAATATGTGATATTGATCACGCAGAGGAATTTCCGTTTTCTATTGAGACTAAGGTTAGGAAACCAAAGATGGGTCGTAAGTCTAAGATAATAAGGAACAAGGTTGAAATAGGAGATTTACTAATAAAGAAAAAAGATGGATTTATTTGGGAATCTTGGATGCAATGTACTGAAGATGCTACTAGAGGGGGCAAGTCTCCGTTAATGTGCCTTAGGAATGATAGGATGGCTAGTACGACTTATTTTACTTTCTTAGAGAAGCAAACTGGAATGGTTATCTGTAATGAACTTAGCAAGAGCAAAAATTATTTGTTGACAAATAATAAATTGAACCTGTTTATAACAACCACGGATTGGTTGTTCAAACTACCAAGTGAAAAGGTATTCGACATTGTTAGAAAAATGTTATGAAAAAATGGTGGGTAATAATGTACCCTACAAAACTCAGGGATGAGCTTTTAGCTACTATAAAGAAGAAGGGGCTTGATATTTTGGTTTATTGCCCCATGGTTAAGTCCTCTGAGGCACGTAAGGGTTTAATAAAGTCAGTTGCTAGGCCTTTATTTTTTAACTATATGTTTTGGTATTACGACTTGGATTTGTTACCATACGATACCATGAGTCAGTACATGAAGTTTAGGTTGCTTAGGTTTCCCAATAAAGAGAAACATATGGTGCCACAGCATTTAACTCCCAAAGAGATAAGTCGTATTAAGAAGTCTGTGTCTTCACATAATAGCCAATTTGACAGGCTCAGAACGGATATAAGCACATTGAGAAAATACATAGGTTGGAAGGTAGTAGTTAGGGATGGAGCTTTTACTGGAATGGTTGGTAAAGTTAGCGATGTCAGGAAGACTGGTATGCTAGATGTAGAATTATCAGTGTTTAATAGACCCATCAGTTGTGAGATGTCAGTGGAGTATGTGGAATTTGTCAGGTAGAAGAGACATCTACGATAAGGAACATCTACTTGTTTCTATAGACTTACTCTCACCTGAGTTGTTACATCAATTATCTGATACTGGTGAAAGTGATGCTAGGGTTGAAGAGCTTAAAGAGGCTATGAACTTTGCTATGGGGTTTTTAACTGAGAAAGAATTGGAACTGTTATTCTTTAGGTTCATACATAATAATTCCTACAAGACATTAAAGAAAACCATAAACCTTGGTAGTACGAAGACTGCTGCTAAGAGAATCAAGAAGCTTAAGCATTGTGTAAAGGGGTACATCGAATACTATCTTGCTGGTAGTGATTATCAAAGTGACCTTAAAGGTATTCATGGTAGTTTGGGCAAAGATGGTGTAGTAGTGGCGGACATGTTATTTAGACGGGGATCTAAAAATTCCATACAAAAGTCCAATAGGTTGGTTATTAGTCAAAATAGATTAACACGGCTTATATATGATATACAACTTGTTTGCCTTAGTGAATTATTGCTTAACCCCTTCGGCAAAGTGCTCGAAAATGTGGGTAAGATCAGCCAGAAAAATAAGTAAATTATTTTATTGACAAGTTCCGTTTTACCGATTATATTAAATAGAAATTTAATCTAGGAGTAAAACGTGGCCAGAAACACGGTTTGTTCAAAATGTAAAAAGTCAGTGGATCAAGAGGAGGGTGGTTACTCTAAATGTCATGGACATATAGTGGTGACTAAGGAACAATTGAACATTGCCCTTCATGGTAAAATTCCCCGTATAAAACTTAAGTCCGATGACTACAAAAATCAACAGCCAACTGATAGACCACACAAGAAAAGGAGGGATCTTGCCACTGGACTTAGAATAGGAACTGTTAAGTACCAAGCCTACGAACTTTGGGAGCTTGGTGAGTCTATGCAAACCACAATTAAAAAACTAAAAGCAAATTCTAACTCAGTTCGTAGTTGGTATGGTCAGTTTAATAGACGCTATAATGTGTCAGGAGTGATACAATGAAAATTAAAGCCATTACTTATTAAAGAAACAAGAACCTTGGTAATTACCAAAATGTTAAAATTGGAGTAACGGTTGAATTAAATGAAGATGATGTTGGCAAGGAAGTATTCAAAGTATTAAAACAATTTGTAATAAATAAACTTGACAAGGAGAAGTAATCTATCATGAAGGATCACGAGAAACTTATCATTCTAGGTAAGTTAGAAGGGCACATAAGCTATCTATCACGGAGAACTTATGTTAAGAGTCTACAATTGGACTTTGAGGATTTAGTGCAAGAAGGACGAACAAAGGTACTAACTGTCATAAGTGAGGCCAAAGAATTATCCATACGCGAGCTTATCTCAGTGTGTATAACTTCATTAAATAATTTCTACGCAGCATTAGTCAGGAAGAGTCGGTATGGAAAGCACAGTGGCATACTAGTAGACCTGGATGAAGCCTTCAATTTATCGGATAAACAAAAATTAGAAGACATATTCCTGGATTTACAGATAGGTCAATTGTACGAGCTGTTTGATGATGATGAAACTAAGGTATTTGAATGTCTTATGGACCCACCAATAGAACTAGTCAGGATGGCTCAGGAGGGACACAATAAGCGGTGGTCTACAGCGGAAGTTAAAATAACTAGGGACATACTAGCGGACTTTCTGGGGTACACCAAAAAAGAGTTAAGGTTAGTAATAGAAGGTATGCGTAGTAAGGCAATTCCAGTTTTTGAATTATTGAGGTAGTATATATTATATATGAAAGGAAAAACATGAGAATATACACTACAATCGGAGATATGCTAAATGAAACTGCCCGGGATCTACTGGAATTGGGCGTAGTCCGTAAGACCAAAACAATGCAGGACAAGAACATCGAGAATGACCCTAATTATGTGACTAAGGAACTTAGTAATTTTTCTACGTGCATAACTAATCCATCTTATACTTCATTTGAGACTGCAGAGTTATTTCAAAAATTTAGTATTGGAGAGGATGCAATTAAGCTTTATCAGTGGGTTGAAAGTGAATTTTATAGTCGCATAGATCCAGAATTAGTGAATCCAGGAAAAGCACACTTAATTAGAAAGGAATTGTGGGAACCATTTCTTATTAGACATAAGGGTAGGTTTGCTTATACTTACAATGAGCGAATAAGAACACAACTTCCATATATAATGGAAGTATTAGGTAAAGATCCCTGGAGCCGACAATGTGTTTTATCCATTTGGGATCCACATATAGATGCTCAACGAATAGGTCGTGATCGGGTACCTTGTTCTTTATATTACCACTTTATAGCTACACCCAGTGAAAAGGGAGAACCAGAACTTAATTTAGTACATGCAATGCGTAGCTGTGATTTTGTAACACATTTTCTTTGTGATATATTTATGGCACAACTAATGCTAAAGTGGACGGTTATGCAAATTGATGGAATAAATATGGGTAAGCTGTTTTTTAACACGTCATCGTTGCACTACTACATGAAGGATGAATCAGCCCTTAAAAAATTCATGGAGACATTATAGTGATTAAACCACAAGCAATAGATTACTTGATGAAGGTGGCTAATAAAGCTAAGCACCCCTTTACCCCAGAATGGTTAGTTAGTCTATTGTTTGAGAGGTACGGTGTAGCAAACCTTGTTGGCCGTGAGGCTGGTAAAATGAGGGAGTACGTTAGGGAATTTGTTATGTACGAAGGGTTGTCTTCTCGAATTTCTGGTGGGGTTATATACCCCGTTACTACTGGTATTATAGCGGACTCAAGTGAAGGAAAGTATAGAATGGATGATGAGGAGTTAAACTTGGGATTCTCATCTACTTGGAAATCCCTGGTTAGATTAACCTATCATAATGGAGCTAAGTCTGGTAATAGAATAGTTTTGCCAGATGTTCACATAAGAGGACTCAATTTAAGCATTGGAGATATCCACTACAACGATGTGGGGTATACTTCTTCACATATTACAAAAACGTGGTCAAATTATTTTTCGGACAAAGCGGTGCATAAATTTAGGGATAAACTAGAGTATCGGGTTGGTTACAGTAATATCTTCAGATGTGCTAATGCCATTAGCGAGGAAGATAGTCCTTGCCTGGACTCTGTGTCAGTGGGATTTATAAATCCAAATAAGCCTATTATACATGCTAACTATAGTGTGTCTAATGTAAATCGTATGACACTTATGGATTTTTACTTATTACATAGATTTATAAGGTTGATATTGCCCATTGAATTATTAAGTAAAGTGCAGATAAGTGTACACTTTAATATGTTGACTCTTGATACTACTATGTTGGGATGGTTAGCTAAAATCCCAGAATTTGATAAGATAGCAAAGCCAACTAAGTTAAGGAAAACGGGATTTAAGCGAATAGACTTACCTAATAGATTTGCTAAAACTAAATTCCAAGATGTTGGATTAGATATGTTTAAGAACAACGATTTATACTTGGAGGAATTAGATGGGAAACATTCTAATACAGCCATTACTTACGATCACCCAGGAAGAGTTTCGACAAGTAAATAATGGTAGAATAACCAGGGATCAACTATTTATGGCAATGGCTAAGTTGATGTCACTACGTGCTACTTGCCTAAGGAAATCCGCTGGCTGTATAATTGTAAAAGACTTCCGAGTTATTTCTACGGGATATTCGGGATCACCCCCAGGTATGGTGCACTGCATAGACGAAGGAACTTGTGAGCTAGACTCACTAACTGGTGGTTGCATAAGAACACAACATGCTGAAGCTAATGCTATAGCCTGGGCTGCTCGTAGTGGAATAAATGTAAATGGGGGGATCATGTACACTACGTTATCTCCCTGCCTGGCTTGTGCTAAGATGATAGCTATGTCGGGTGTCAATGAGGTAGTATATTTAGAACAGTATAGAAACAATGAAGGCAATAAGTACCTTAACCATTCTGGAGTAATATCAAGACATGCGGCGTCCGTTGAACTCTACATATCAGACTACACCAGCTGATAAGAAATCATTATACAAATCCTTACGAAATAAAAATTGTAAGATGTGTCCCCTGCATGCGAAGGCGGAACATGTTTGTCTTATAGGTAGGGGTAATTTAGATGCCTCGGTATTTCTAGTTGGTGAGGCTCCAGGACACCGTGAGGACGACATTGGAAAACCGTTCTCTGGTCGTTCGGGTCAGCTGTTAGACGAAGTACTGAACGAACTGGGTTACCCTAGAGAATCGGTTTATATATCGAACGCTGTCCATTGTCGCCCCGAGGATAATAAAACACCAACACCAAAGGAAATAAAAACTTGTAAGATTTATCTAGATAGGGAGCTTAACTTAGTTAAACCAAAAGTGATAGTAGCAATGGGTAACACTGCGTTAAGGTCTTTAACCAAGAGAACGGGTATAACTAAGTTTAGGGGAAATGCTTTAACCTATGGGGGAAATTTTAATGCTATAGTTGTTCCCACTATACACCCCGCTGCGGTTCTTCGTAACCCTGGCCACTTAAATGATCTACTAGATGACCTTACTCGGGCTTTTAACATTGCTAATAGTGAAGTGAAATATGATAAAACTGATTGGAAATTTATAAGTACTCTAGGTGAAGTGGCAGAGCTTGGATTCAACATACAGGAAGCTGGTATATGTTGTTTTGATATAGAGACAAATACATTGACCTGGTGGGCCGAAGATGCTAAAATTGCATCTATGGGATTTTCCTACGAAAATGGATATGGATATTGTTTGTTACTAGATCACAAGGATAGTCCATTCAGTGAATCGGATAAGCAGTGGATTAGGGAATTTCTAACTAATACAGTATTCGATAGTGATAAGATAATTAAAGTTAATCAGAATGTAAAATTTGATATGCATTTTCTCCAGAAGTATGGCTACAAATTTAGCGGCCAAATCCATGACACTATGTTTCTACATTACTTATTGAACGAGAACTCAGCACACGACTTAGAAACTATGGTTCTAGAGATGACTAATTACGGTGAATACTGGCAAGAGGTAGAAAGTAGTGGACTACATAGGGGAGAAGCACCAAATATAGACAAGAATATATTAGGGAAATATAATGCCACAGATGCTGACGTTACTCTCGTAGTATTCCACAATATGATGAAGCGATTAGAGAAGGAACCAAAGCTTTTAGCTGTTTATAATTACTTATTGGCTCCTGCACTAAAATGTATGTTTGACGCTGAGGTAAGGGGAATTACTGTAGATGTATCTAGACTTGAAGAATTAAAAGGAATTTTTGAGCTAGAGATAGCCAAACTTACTGAAACACTTGGGGGGTTTACTGAGTGTAAAAGATACGATAGTTATATGAAAAAGCAGAAGGGTAATAAATGGTTATGTGTTAATTTCAATTCTTATCCCCAAGTGAATGCTATTCTGTTTAAGCATCAATTAAGGGACAAGGATAAAGATGGGAATGAAATAAAATTAAAGATATTCCAGCACGGATTTAATGTTAAACCAAGTAGAACTACTGACAAAGGAAACCCCTCCTCTGATGAAGAGTCTCTAATAAATCTAATCCAGAATAGTGGAAAGGTTCAACCATTTGCTAGAGCCCTACTAACATTAAGGAAGACTGCCAAATTAGATGGTACTTATATCACAGGTATGTTTAAGAATATAGCCACTGATAATAAAGTGCATGCTAGGTTTCGTGAAACGGGAACTAAGACTGGTAGGATGTCTTGTAAAGATCCTAATCTTCAACAAATACCAAGGCCTGAGCCTGTTGAGTACGACACTCCGTTGAAGGCCTATGTTAAGGGCATATTTATCCCTTCTGATAAGAAAGTGTTTATAAGTGCTGACGAGTCCCAGGCTGAGATAAGGATATTAACACATTACTCTGATGAGCCCACTTTTATCAAGTGGTTTAAGTCAGGTAAAGATGTACACGAGCATGTAGCGGCTAAGATGATGCGGATGAGTGTTAAAGAGTTTAAGAAGCTGGAGGACTACAAAGCTAGAAGAAAACGTGCCAAGACAGTTAACTTCGGAGTTGTGTATAAAGTAGGTAAACATACACTAGCTCCTAACTTATCTTCTCCTTCTGAGGGTATAATATATACACCTGAGCAGGCCCAGGAGTTTTTAGATGAATACTTTAATATGTTTCCCAACATACTTGCCTACATGGAAGATATGGAAGCACTAGCATTGGAGCAAGGATATGTGGAAACTTTGTTTGGTCAGAAGCGAAGACTACCAGATGTGAACTCTGAGGTTAAATCTGTGAGGGAAGAAGCCTTAAGACAAGCAGTTAATTCACCCATTCAAGGTACCGCTGCACAGTATACTACTTTTGCTATGAATTGGCTACACGGACATATTGATGGTAAGAGAAAACTTCCCAAGTCATATCATTTACTTAACCACATTCACGATGATCTACTTGGTGAAGTTCGTATAAAAGACTTTGATGAAACTGCCCGTATTATAAAAGAGGAATGGGAGAACCTACCCACTAAAAAGTATTTCGGATTTAAGTTGAAGGTACCCATGGTAGTAGAAGTGTCTATAGGTAAGGACAATTGGGCTAAAATGGAAGAAGTGAAAGTATGATTAAGATATTGTTAATGCTTGCCATGGCTACCACAATTGTGTTTGCCTTATTTGTGCTGGTGTTGGTAAAAATTCCTCCATTGATTATTGGGAATATTGGTAAGTGGCTGTGGAAAACTATGATGTGGTTAGATAGTTTATTAAACAAAGAGTCGGTTAGACTAAGCATAATTTTTGACACACTGTTACTAAAAATTAGGGAACTTAACAGTAAACGGATTTCTAGTAGATAGTATATTTATATACTGAAGGAAATAAATATATGAGCATAATGAGTATAGAGGATTTGAAAGTCGATATTAAAGTTAAGGGTAAAGTTCGTAACTTTGATTTTAATCAGGAGCTGGGAATATCACATAATAACCCCCAACTCCTTAATGAGGAAATGTCACAACAACCTTCTAAGTACGCTTGGATTGGAGTGCTACATGCATTAGCCAATGATCATTACGAGAGACTTAATACTACTCTTAAAACTAAATATGCCACACTGGATAAAAAGCATAGAGAGAAAAGAAATGATGAAGGACTTAAAGTAACCGAGGCGGTCATAGCCTCTGATATAGAAAGGGACAAAGAATATATTATAGCTAGGGAAGAATTACAAAATTCTAAATTAAATAGGGATATTCTTTCTGTGGCTATGGCGGCATTTCAGCAAAGGAAGGATATGTTAATAAGTATCGGAAGTAACTTAAGAGCTGAACGAGATATGAATCTGAGCATAAAGAAAGACAAAGTCAAAAAACTACTTAATGAAAGAAGGGAGAATTAGCAGTTATGAACAAAGAAGCTAGAGCTAGATTAGAGAAAACACTGAAGTCAGTTCGTGAAAGATCTGAAGGTGGTGCATTTTTCTACTTTAAGAAGGGTAAAAGCTTAATCAGGATTTTACCCGGGGTTGGAAAGATGGGTGATATATTTTATCGTGAAGGGGTGGTTCACTATAATGTTAGTGATGGTAATCAGCCTATAGTATGCCCTAAGATTGATGGAGCTAAGAAACCTTGTCCAATTTGTGAAACGGTGGAAAAACTATTTAATACCAAGAAGCCTGCTAATATAAAATTAGCTAAACGGATGAAGAGTAAGATCCGTGCTTACATGAACATTATAAACCAGAACGAGAAGGACAAAGGTGCCCAAGTTGCAGTTTTTCCAACTACGGCGTTTGAGCAAGTGCTAACTTTGGTACTTGATCCCGACTATGAAGATATGTTGGATTTGGATAAAGGCCTGGATATTATAGTAGACCGTACTGGTGATGGGTTAGACACTGAGTATAGTGTTCTCCCCCGTCGCAAACCAACTGCTATAAGTTCTAGTGTTATGAAGAAGGCCACCGACATTTCATCTATGAAGGAACTAATACCAATGTCTGAGGAAGAGCTATCAGAAATGTTGTCGGATTCCGAAGAGCCAAAAGATGAAGAAGACGAGAAAGAAGAAGACGAGAAAGAAGAAGACGAGAAAGAAGACGATGATGACGAAGAAGACGATGATGACGAAGAAGACGATGATGACGAAGAAGAAGAAGAAGAGGAAGATGACAAACCTAAGAAGAAAGCTTCCAAAGTAGAAGCGGAAGAAGAAGAAGACGATGATGATGATGATGATGA